GTGGAAACGGTGTTGCTAGTGAAGCTACGCTTCAATCTCTGCTGAAAGCATTTGATAGATTGGCAAAAAATCAAGGTGCTGATGCAAGAAAAGCAAAAGATCTAGCTGAAAAGTACAATGCTGAAGTAAGAAAAGGCATAAAAGTTGTAACTGAAAACAGAGATGCTTTAGCAAATCAAACTGATGCACTTGAAGATGCAACAAGAGCAACAACAAGCTTTGGTAGAGGACTTACAGGACTATTAGTAAGCGGAATTAGCACTCTTGCAGGAAGTGCTTTTAATCTTGCTAAAGAATTTGCGTTCGGAGGCAATCAACTAGGTGATTTTACACAGCATATTCCTATTATTGGAGATTTAATATCACCTTTTGCTAACATGCTAGATAATAGTGTTGAAAGCTTTAGGAGTATGAGTTCTGTTGGCGCAAGTTTTAATAACAGTATTACTGACATGCGCCTAGCAGCAGCTAATGCTGAACTAAACTTAGATGAATTCCAATCTTTTGTAGGCGCTAATGCACAATCACTACGTTTATTAGGCGGAACTGTTACAGAAGGCGTTCAAAGATTTACTAATATTAACAAAGCTATTAAAGCTTCAGGTGATTTAGAAGTCTTAAGGAATATGGGCTTTACTATCGAAGAAGTTAATGAAGGTCTAGCAGATTATACTGCATTACAAAGTAGGTTAGGTATGCTAGAAGGACAAAGTAATGCACAACTAGCCGCAGGAAGTGCAAACTACTTAAAAAGACTCGATGCTTTAGCAAAAATCACTGGTCAACAACGTGATCAAATTGCACAATCAATACAACAAAACGCTGCTGATGCAAGTTTTAGAGCAATTGCTAAAAGTCTAGAATCACAATTTGGTCCTGACAGTGAACAATTACGAAACTTCACAGATAGCATGGCTTTAATTGACAGTATCGGCGGCAGTACTGCTATTGCACTAAAAGATCTAGCTGATGGTGTTCCGCAAACCGAAGAAGCTATAGCACTTGTGAACGCAGCAGGTCCTGAAATAATGGAAGCTATGAAAGCAGTAGCCGCTGGTTCTGATCCAAAAGTTCTTCAAGATGCTTTAAATGCAGCAGGTAAGTCAATAGATGGATTTGCAGGAGAAGGCGGTGATGCAGCAGCATTTATTAGTGCAATTAGAGAATCTAATCCGGCATTAGCAGCTATTCTAGATGAATCATACAAACTTAGAGAAGTTGGGTCACAAAATTACGATGCAGCACTTGAAGAACAAAAGAAAAGAGATGCTATTACAGCAGAACTTGTTATATTTGAGGACAAAGTAAGAGAAGTTAGAGCAACTCTAGCAACAGCATTTATAGAAAGTGGAGTTTTTGATACTGTTGCTACTGCATTTACAGATATTGCAACGTTGTTTACTCAAGAGCCATTTAAAACAGAACTTAAAGATACAATTACTGGTTTTGCAGATGGAATAAAAGAATTGCTTACTGGTGAAACAACTATTGGCGAAAAAATCGGCGAAGGATTCAAAAGTCTACTTACAAGCGAAACAGTTCTTACAGGTGCAGGCGTAGCAATAGCTGCATTATTTGGTGCAAGTGTTATTAAAAATGCTATCACAAACGGCTTTGGAAAAATGTTTGACAGTATGACTGGCGGTGGTGGTGGTGGCGGTGGCGGTCGCAGAGGTCGTGCCGGCGGCGGATTAGCCGGTCAAGGTAGACAAATAGGTGCATTTGTAGGTAACCTCGGTGGCGGCGCAATGGCAGGTGCTGCTAAAGGACTTCAAGCATTTGGCGGTCCACAATCACCTATGATACTTGCTGGCGCAGCAACTCTAGCAGGTGTCATAACAGCTATTGGTGCAGGTATTGCAGGTGCAGCCTGGCTTACAGGTTTGGCATTTCCGACTTTTATAGACGGAATGAAGCAATTTGAAACATTAGACAGTGAAGCACTTAGTTCAGCTGCTGGTGCATTATCAGCAATGAGCGGTGCAATGGCAAAATTTGGTGCTGGCACAGCAGTTGCAGGTGCTGGAAGTGTAATTGGAGCAATCGGTGGAGCAATTTCAGGACTGTTTGGCTCAGACAGTCCTATGGATCAGTTAATTGCATTTGGCGAAGCAGGAATAAACACACAAGGTGTTGAACGCAATGCAGAGGCAATGGTCAACATGGCTACTGCTTTAAAAGGATTTTCTGGTATAAACGATCTTGACACAAGTAACATTTCAAGTTATAATGATGCTATAAAAGAACTCGTTGAAACACTAGAAGCATTAAATGATGTGTTGTCTGAGACAAACGGTAGAGGACGTGGAAGAAGTGCAATGAACGCCTCTGATTTATTAGAACGTATAGGTGGGTCCACAGCTGGTAGTTCTGCGGCGCTTTCGACGTTAAATAGTACAATGGAACAAGTTCTTTCTGTATTACGTGAATCAAGAGACTTTGAAGCACAAACACTTACAGCTACAAAAAGTCTAAACGGAAATCTTATCCAAGGCGGAATATAAACTAAGGAAATATAATGAGTTGGAAAAAATACTTTACACCTGTTCCTACAGGAGATAATACAGGAGGAAGCTTTAGTCCTCTAAGTGGTCGTTCCAACGGTGCACAACCTGGTCCAGCTCGAACAAATTATAATTCATACCTTCCGGATGTATATGTTGGCTCGCCTAATCGTGTTGAACGTTATGGTCAGTACAATACAATGGATTTAGATTCGGAAGTTAATGCAGCTCTTGACATTCTAGCAGAGTTTTGTACACAATCAAACAAGCAAAACAACACACCATTTCTAATTGATTTTTTACAAAAAGCAACTAATTCAGAAACAACCATTATTCAAAAGTATCTTCAACAGTGGTGTAAAATACAAAACTTTCACACAAGAATATTCCGTATACTAAGAAATTCATTTAAGTATGGCGATCAGTTCTTTGTAAGAGATCCTGAAACTAAGAAATGGTTTCATGTTGATCCTGCAAACGTAGTTAGAATAATTGTAAACGAAAGTCAAGGTAAGCAGCCTGAACAATATATTATAAAAAACTTTAATTTAAATTTTAGAGAAATGGTTGCAACTACACCGTTTCAAACAAATGGAAATATTACAGGCGGCGGTGATGGATATATCACTGGCGGCGTAAGAGGAATGGTAGGTGCACCTAATCAGCAAATGGCCGGAAGTAGATTTACGCTTGAAGAAGGTGAAGTTGCAATTGATGCAGATCATGTAGTCCATTTGAGTCTAAGCGAAGGCTTAGACAATAACTATCCATTTGGTAATTCATTACTAGAAACAATTTTCAAAGTTTATAAGCAAAAAGAATTATTAGAAGATGCGATTATTATCTACCGTGTACAAAGAGCACCGGAGAGAAGAGTATTCTACGTTGATGTGGGCAACATGCCATCACACCTTGCTATGCAATTTGTTGAACGTGTGAAAACGGAAATACATCAAAGACGTATCCCATCGTCAACAGGTGGAGGACAGAATGTCATAGACTCTTCATACAATCCACTGTCAATCAATGAAGACTACTTCTTTCCACAAACTGCTGAAGGTCGTGGATCAAAAGTTGAAACACTTCCAGGTGGTACTAACCTAGGAGAAATTGATGACCTTAGATACTTTACTAATAAGCTGGTACGCGGCCTACGTATCCCAAGTTCGTACTTACCAACTGGAGCAGATGATTCAGCTGCACAATATAATGATGGACGTGTGGGCACAGCCTACATTCAAGAACTTCGCTTCAATACCTATTGTGAACGTTTGCAAGGCCTAGTGGCAGAAGAGTTTGATCAAGAGTTTAAACGTTATATTTTAGAAAAGGGTGTTAACATTGACACATCAATGTTTAATTTAAAGTTCCAACCACCGCAAAACTTTGCTGCATATCGACAAAGTGAAATCGACAATGCTCGTGTACCAACATATACACAAATGGCTGCTATACCTTATATTTCAAATCGTTTTGCAATGAAACGTTTCTTAGGACTTAGTGAAGAAGAACTTGCTGAGAATGAACGTCTGTGGCGTGAAGAAAATGAAGAAGAACTAAATATCCCTCCAACTGATGCAGCAGGCGAAATGAGAAGTGCAGGAATAAGTGGAGCAGGTATCGATGATGACCTAGGCGGAATCGAAGACGAAGCCGACATAGGTGAACAACCAATTGACGCAGGTGATGGCGCAGGTCCAGAAACTGCAACAAATCAAGACATAGGCGGAGCAACTGCTCCGGCAACGGACCAAACTGTATAAATACTAACATGATACTACGAGAATTATTTTATTTCGATCCAGAAACTGTTGAACCAACAGAGGATAAGCGTTACGAAGCTGACCTTGATGATTCACCTGTGAAAAAATCAGATACAAGAAAAACTCGTTTAACATTACGTCAAATCAACCGCGTCAGAAAAGCAAGCGAACTACATAAAGAAGAACAAGACAAAGAACTAGTCTTTATCCGAC